CATGTCTATAAAGGAAAGCATTATAGATAGTCAGTCGTTCGGTGACTATAAAAGATAATGTTCGAGTGCTGGGTATCACTGTAAAGTACCCACTTTTAACACGAGGGTTAATATGAATCTATATTTTAAATCAACAACACTAGACAAGCAGATAGGTTGGACATGGAAAGACATGGACAAAGCCTACTGGGATACTTGGATACCTAAGAAGTCTGATATCAAAATCATTACAAGACTTAACAAAGAACAAAAGAAACAAGCACTTGATGAGTTATGGGAAGACTTGCAAAGTGCTATACAATTTACACGAGATAGAAACAATGCAAGAAGAAGACAGAAAAGACTTGCACAAAAAGAAAAAGTATGATAGACTCCAAACACTTAATACTAAAAACTAAACCTATAGGAGGTACAATATATGTATGAGTATGTAGAAGGAAAAGCTATGTGGGCTAATGTCAGCACACCAAACACTAAGTTTGAACCACATAAGTACGGAATAGTTGTGTTGACTGATGAAGATACTGCTACTAGATTAGAAAGTGCAGGGTTATCAAGAGTAAGAACCAGAGATGGTCAAGCTAAGTATGATGAACCGGCTTTCTCATTCAGTAGAAAAGTGGAACGACATGACGGGACTACCAATCCTGCACCTAAGTTAGTTGACGGAGACGGAAACCCTTTAGATGTTAGTCTTGGTAATGGCTCAGAAGTTACTGTGAAGATTAAACCTTACACAGGAAAGTATGGTACGTTTGCAGAGTTAATAGCTGTGAAGGTCACTAATTTAATTGAATACACTGAACCAAGTTCAGACAACGAGGAATTTTAATATGATTATTACTATTAAAAATGATGATGGTGAATCAGTCTATGATGTTTCAAAGATTGAAGATGAGCAGAAGAGAGCAGGTGCTAATGTATCTATCAGTAAGATAGGCACATTGAATGTACTGGTCGAAGCTTTGAACTATGCTTCACAAGGACATCAGAATAATCTTGAAGCTGTACTAAAGGAAAGTCCTGAAGCTATAGTTGAACAAGAAGAAACTGAGACTGAAGAAACTGTAGAAGAATCAGACGAATCTTAATTCATAGTGAGGGCTAACATGGATAAAACTTGGGACAAACTACACCAACCTTGTCCACTTTGCGATAGCAGTGATGCTGTTGGAATCAATGAAGATGATTCAGCAAAGTGTTTCAGTTGTGGAGAGTTCATGCCTAGTTATACTAACGCATGTGGAGGAAAGGATATGCAAACAGAAACAACAATACCAACCAAGAAACCTGATATGGTAGATGAAGGAAAGTTCTCAGCATTAACTGATAGAAAAATTTCAGTTAATACTGCACAAAAATATGGAGTTAAATGTGTACATGACTTACAAGGTAATGTAGTTAAACATTTCTATCCTTATTATAATGGACATGAACTATCAGCTACTAAGACTAGAAACTGTAGAAACAAAGACTTTTATATTTCTGGTACTTATAACGATACAGGTTTGTTTGGTCAACAACTTTTCAAGAGTGGTAAATATATTACCATTACCGAAGGAGAGTGTGATGCTATGGCTGCTTATGAACTGCTTGGTTCTAAGTGGGCTGTAGTATCAATTAAGCGTGGAGCAAATGGTGCAGTCAGAGATATCAAGGAAAGCTTAGAGTTCTTTGATGACTTTGAAAATGTTATCATTGCTTTTGATAAAGATAAGGCAGGACAAGAAGCTAGTATAAAAGTTGCTAGACTTTTCAAGCCCGGGAAAGCTAGAATAGTTACGCTTCCTAACGGTTAGAAAGACCCTAACGATATGCTAAGAAACAACAAGCATAAAGAGTTTGTTGAATCTTGGTGGGCTGCTAAAGTTTACACACCTTCTGGTGTTATAAATGTTTCTGAACAACGTGAGAAGTTTCACAATCGTGAGAAGAAACAAAGTGTTCCTTATCCTTATGAAGGACTTAACAAGAAGTTGTATGGTCTTAGAGCAGGAGAACTGGTCACACTTACAGGTGGTACTGGTCTTGGTAAGTCAAGTGTGACAAGAGAACTTGAACATCATCTTATTAAGAACACTACAGATAACGTAGGTATCATAGCACTAGAAGAAGATTGGAGAAGAACCATTGATGGTATCTTATCTATTGAAGCTAATGCTAGGTTATACGTTGACCAAGAACGTGAGAAGTTTTCTAAAGAAGAATTAGATAAGATGTTTGATATACTTTATGATGGTGAAAACAAGAATAGAGTATGGGTTCATTCACACTTTGGTACGAATGATATTGATGATATCTTTACCAAGCTTCGCTTTATGATTATAGGATGTGATTGCAAGTGGGTGGTCGTTGACCATTTACACATGTTAGTCAGTGCTGTACATGAAGGAGATGAAAGACGAGCCATTGATTCTATCATGACTAGACTTAGAAGTTTGGTAGAAGAGACAGGTGCAGGTATCATTTTAGTTTCACACTTACGTAGAGTTGATGGTAATAAAGGACATGAGAATGGTATAGAGGTTTCTCTATCCCATCTTAGAGGTTCTAATAGTATCGGACAACTTAGTGATTGTGTTATTGCACTAGAAAGAAATCAACAATCAGATGACCCTGAAGAAGCTAGGACTACAAGACTTCGTATACTTAAATCAAGGTATACTGGAGACGTAGGTATGGCATGTAGAGTTGTATATGATGGAGAAACTGGTAGACTATCTGAACTAACAGATGAGGATATAACCTTTGACAATAGTTTGGATGAGGCATTTTAATGGACTTAGTATTTGACATAGAAACAGATGACTTGAAAGCAACCTTGATACATTGTGTCGTTGCTCAAGACATGGACACTGGAGAGATATATAAATATCCACCAGATAAATTGTCTGAAGGTTATGAACTGTTAGCTAATGCAGATACTTTAATAGGACATAACATCATCGGATTTGATATACCAATGGTAGAGAAGTTCGGTGGTGTTGACTTGTCAAAGATACCAGTCATTGATACTCTTGTATTGTCTAGGTTATTTAATCCCAACAGAGAAGGTGGACACAGCCTTGAGAAGTGGGGATATAAGTTAGGCTATCATAAGATAGAGTTCTCAGACTATCTTAATTATTCTAAAGAGATGATGGACTATTGTGTTAGAGATGTACAACTTAATGCTGTGGTACTGAAGAAACTTAGAGAAGAGAGTAAAGGATTCTCTAAACAATCTATAACTTTAGAACAAGGTGTAGCTAGGATAATGAAACAGCAAGAGGTAAATGGTTTTAAGTTTGATTTACAATCAGCTTTGTTATTACTTGCTGAACTTAGAGAAAAGAAACAAGCCATTGAAGATGAAGTACACAATACATTTAAACCTAAATGGGTAGATGATAAGTTAGTTAATCCTTATATTAAAAAAGATGGAGACTTATCAAAGCGTGGACTTACAGATGATGAGTATCAAAGATGTTTAGATACAAATAACTTTGAACCTTTTATGAGACAAACACTACAAGACTTTAATCTTGGTAGTCGTAAACAGATAGGAGAATATCTTATTGACTTTGGTTGGAAGCCTGAAAGGTTTACACCAACAGGTCAACCTATAGTAGATGAGAAAACTCTATCAGCAATCACACACATACACGAAGCTAAACTTATAGCAGACTTCTTATTACTTCAAAAGCGTATAGCTCAAGTTGACTCTTGGGTTGAAGGAGTACAAGATGATGGTAGAGTACATGGCTTTGTAATACCTAACGGTGCTATTACAGGAAGAATGACACACAGGAATCCTAACATGGCACAAGTACCGGCAGTCTATAGTCCTTATGGTAAAGAATGTAGAGCATGTTGGACTGTTGAAGAGGGTAATGTTTTAATCGGAGTTGATGCTTCTGGTCTTGAGATTAGAATGTTAGCTCACTACATGAATGACGAGGAGTACACAAATGAAATTCTCAATGGAGACATACACACCGCTAATCAAAAACTTGCAAACCTTGAATCTAGAGATAAAGCAAAGACATTCATCTATGCACTTATGTACGGAGCAGGAGATGAAAAACTTGGTAGCGTGGTCGGAGGAAGTACAGCAGATGGTAAGAGAGCTAGACAATATTTCTTTGATAATAAGCCTACATTTAAGTCTCTTAGAGACAGGGTACAAAGAGCTTCAGCAAAAAATTACCTCAAAGGATTAGAT